GAAGCTAGGAATCGAAGGTGGCCGGGTTGAAGCCTTTGGTGTTCTACACTCCGCAACCCCCGGCAATGACTATTGCAATGGGAACATTGCGGTCGTGCAATCCACAACTGAGGGTGCTTGCATGTGTGATTGTTTGCACATTGACGACCTTGCCGCAATCTTGGCTGAGAAGGGTTTGGATAAACGTCCTGTTGGAGTATAACGGCGTGCCACTAAGCCACTCAAAAGACGGTGTGCAAGTACCAACTGCGGCCTACGGCCGAGGCCAAAATGTCCGGCGCAGCCGAGTTGGCAACGCCGCGGTGATGGGTGCGGGGAGTAGAAAGACTGTGCGGACGACCGGAGGTCGTGGTGCAACCGGCTACAGCGGCGGCAAGTCGGGGGGCTTAGGCAACCTCGGTGTGCGAATGGCTGGAAGCGTTCGATGAACACATTACAAACACTTCAATCAGCATCAACGCCTACCGCAGAGCGTACCCCACTAACAATGAACACCACCTTAACGTCGACGCCGCAAAAGCGTAAGCAGACCAAGCGTATGAACTCCGGCGCGCTTATGCGGCGTGACCAAGACGTTAAAGGTCATGCCCGCTTAGGTGTTGTTGGCGACGAGCGCAGCACGCCCAAAGCCTCGCAACGTTTTGGTGAGTTTGGTACCATCGGCAGTAAACTCACCCGCCCATCACGATGATCTCGATGTCTAGAACGTCCGAAAATCCGCTTCAACAAATGCGGACGAACAGCGTTGGGCAGATAGTGTCAAAACCCACACCCGCCGACCGTGGGGCGGGAATGAAGAAATGGTTGCCCACGAAAAATAAACTTATTCCTAACAACGAAACCCAACCATCAAGGTCAAAACGTGTCACCAACCGCCGAGCTTCCTTCGGCCATACTGGAAGCTCAATCGTAAAGGTTTAAAATGCCCTGGAAAACAAAAGGAAAGAATATCGTTCGTGCCAATACAGGTAAAGTTGTCGGTCACTCAACCTCAAAAGCGAAAGCCGCCGCTAGTGTTCGTGCGCGTTACGCTAACATGAAGGGTGAACACTTCGGTCATAAAGGCTTCGCTATGTCTAAGAAGAAAGGTAAATCATGAGTTGCTCTAAAATACTTGATCATACTGCCCGTCTCTTGCCGTTGCAGGAAAAGGCTGATTGCCCCGAAAACGAACAACTAACCTCGATTAGTAAAAGCGAGGCGCTTACTGGCGGGGCTGAGAACTCTGTTGCAAAGAAGTTCTTTGGTTGTATTGAAGGTGGCGAAGCCCTCGTTGAGAAAATCCGCCCGGCTGGTTCAGGTCATTAAATGACGCCAACCAATGGATGCGCTCAATCCAGAGTTAGTTTTGTTAAAGCAACGCAAGTTACAGTTGCTTACAGCCAAAGTCACGGCTATCAAACAAGACTCACTTCCATTTTATCGTCCTCACCCGAAGCAGGACTTATTTCATCGGTCGTTGCAGAAGCGGCGTGGAGTGTTTACTGGTAACCGCTTCGGTAAATCCTTTATGGGTGTGGCCGAAGACTGTGCGTGGCTTCGTGGTGAACGTCCGTGGTACCCTACCGACGATCCTGCAAGGCGGAGTGGTATTCCACAACGCCCCGTTAAAGGCTTAATCATTGCCACCGACTGGGATAAAGTCAAAGAAATCTTTAGTGGTCAGGATGGAAAACTGTGGAAGTTTCTTCCACGCAACGGATTCATAAAAAATGTCTCACGTAACCACAGCGGCGCTATTGATACTATCATCTGCAACGGCCCTTTCGGCCTTAGTAGTCTTCGCTTCGATACTGTTAAGTCATTTATGTCCAACCCCCAAGGTTCTGAGTCCTCTGACTGGGACTTCATTCACGTTGACGAACCTTGTCCAGAAGGAATGTTCAAAGCCGCCGCACGTGGATTAGTTGATCGTAATGGATTTGCGTGGTTCACTCTTACGGCGCTGCGTGAACCGTGGATCACCGACGCTTTCGACGTTGACGGAATCTTTGATGGTATCTCCAGTGTTATCGAAGGAACAATTTACGACAATATATACTTGTCAAAGGAGGCTATACGAGATTACGAAGCTACTCTCACCGAAGACGAAAAAGAGTGCCGATTGTTTGGCAAGCCGCTGCACAAAGCGGGTTTAGTCTACAAATGCTTCCAGCAAGACAAGCACGTGCTTACCACTCTCCCTCGTGGTTGGCTTTCGTGGATAGAGCCACCAAAAGATTGGTCATATTATCTTTACATAGACCCCCATCCCCACACACCGCACATGGTGCTTTTCCTCACTGTTGATCCTTTTGGGCGTAAATACTACTACACTGACATCTTTGAGCATTGTTTAATATCACAACTCGTGGAGAAGATTCGTGTAGTTCTTAATGGTCGGAGAGTTGTCCGTGTTCGTTGTGACCCTATCGCTTTTAATGAAGACTGTGTCGATGGTAACAACATGGCAACCGAGTTCTGGCGTTGTGGTCTCGCAGTTGAGAAATCCTCGAAAGACCTTAGCAGAGGTATTCTACGTGTAAACGAAGCCCTTCAACTCAAAGGCGGCTGGCCATTGTTCACACCTGAATGTCGGCGTAGCTTGTGGGAAATTAAACGTTACCACTACGACGAAGAAAAAGGTAAGCCAGTCGACAAAGACGACCATGCTATGGAGTGTTTGTATCGCAGTGTTTTAGACGAGCCTTGCTATGTCGAGCCGCAAAAAGAACAAACTATCACGGAAGAAACTATGAACTCTTTGCCGCCGTTGTTTTTCGAGAAACTTGGGAGTGATGAAGTTGTAGTCACAAGGGAAGACTTAATGTTAAACTAATATGAAAAAAATACTATTGATTGTTGGTTTGCTATGTCCATTGTTGGTTTTTGCCCCACCAATAAACACTCAACTGAACGGCACAACGGATGTTATTCCGCCACATTCAACGAATGTGCTTGCTCGGGCAACGCTTACCGTTGGCGAAGCGGATAACATTGCTCTCGCCGTTGGGTTTCTTTACATTGGCACTAACGCCTCAACTCAAACTTTGTTGTGGCAATCTTCAATGGACGGGGTGAATAATTGGACGACGTTTGATACATGGACAATGATTTTAGTGTCTAACCCACTCCCCGTTTTTTATGGGCCGACGAATTATACTAACCTTCTACCAGGAGTGTGGCAGATTCGTCCGACGTGGTCTATGACCAATGCGGCGTTAAGCCTTACAAGTTACCTCACTAACGTAACAACTAATGGTGGTATTGTTTATACAAACATAATCACAAACACGGCAGCTTTTCCAGTCGATACTAACGTCGTGGTCAAAGGCATAACTAAACTTAAATGAACCGTCTAGCTTTAATTTTGGTGTTTTTGTTTTTGACGTTGAAAGCTAACGCTATTTACGTCACAAATCTTTTTGTCTTTCCGGACGGAAATACAAATAGGAACGTTTCTGTTTCTTTTGAGTCTATTGGAACGCCGTTGGTCTTATCAAACGGCACAACGATTGTGTCGTATTCGTTTAATTGTGTCGCAACGAACGGAGTGTTAGGGTCAACATTCCTTGTTGGTGGCCCAAATTACAAAGTTACTTTTGGACCTAATCCAAGCGGAACGTGGACTATTGGAGCGCCGTTAGGAACGAATACGTACGCTTTGGCATCATTAGCTTTTAATGTCAATTTGATAACGAATGGTTATTTACCCGGCATTTTATATGTGACGAATTATTACAACTCCACAAATGTGATATCGAATAGTTTTTATGTTACAAACATCACTCAGATAACGAATGTGTATAACATCACAAATGGAAGTGGTGGTTATGCAACTAATGCTATTGCAAACAATAATGGGTGGGGGACTAACATTATCTTTTATGGTGCAACCAACGGCGCGAGCGGCCTTCCGCTGGCGGATACGAGCCTAATCACGTCCAACTTCGACATGAGCGTGAACTGTGGCAACCTTCCCAACCTTAAAGTTGCTCTGCAATCCAATGTGCCGCCAATTGTCCTGACCACAGGCGATTCAACCGGGGATTATTTTCTCATTCCATTTCAGGCGTGGCTGACAGCTTATGATTTTAACCACGCGATTCAACACACAGTGGTTTTTGGGGCGGGTTCATCATGGAATTGTAACTGGTATCCGAACAACGGCTCAAATGGAGGCGCAAACATGGTCTATGTTGTCAATCCTACATACTACTGGATGAATACCGGCGTGATTTCGGCTGGAACAAACGTCTATTGGGGAGGCATCGCCAACTATGGAGTCCAGTACGGGATTGGAAACAGGGTTACGGTTTGTATGGAAGCGAGCGCATCCAACGGAGTTGCTTCGCTTTATTACAGTCTCGACTTCGTGAATTGGACCTATCTCGGATCGCTCAACGAGGCCGCGCTTGGCAAGGAAGGGCAGTTGGTGTTCACCAACTTCTCAGTGCCTCTTGGCAACTACGCGATCAGACTTGCTTGCACAAGCGGCAACTTCGCTTTTGTGGGCAACGTGGGCGTGATTCAAACGAACTGCACGGTGCCAATACTGGAGACGATCAACGGGCCGGGGTATGCGATGCAGTTGCTAACCAATATGGGGACAAATCTGGACATCCTGTTGTCCAACATCAACCCATGCTTGACGATTGAGGAACAGGTCAAACCTCTCAACACGTTCAATGACTACACGAACTTCGCATGGCACATGTCAAATTCGGCTCCTAACTCCGATGTGCTTCTAATTGGGACTTACGCATCCGACCCGGCGGCTGAAATCGTCAATCCGCCAAACGCCATCACGTTCGATATGTCGCTATTTGAGCATAATGTGGCAATCACAAACTCCTGGCCGTTTGTTGACACATGGCATCCTATGGGGACTTGGTATAATATCACGAACAGAGGTTTCTGGCTCGGCGATGGGCCTCATTTAAATGCGCTCGGACAGAGCATATTATCAGCAGTCACGATGCAGCGGCTGAACTTTATGTCACTTTGGCAGAACGCGGGCCGGGCAACCGTCCCAACCAATTACGGCGCGCCAACAATTAACGGAAACGTCACCATCAACCCCTCTGGATTTGTTACAGACCCGATACAGATTGGGGCAAGCGGTCCGTATTTCAATGCGCTTTCCCTCTGCACTTACGGCGGCTCTCTCCAATCTGGAAACTATGCCATTGGACAATATTGCGATGGCGCATCGCAGACGTTCCTTCACGGGAGCGTTTTGGAATTTACCACAACATCGCAAGTGCCGTGGATGCAGATGTGGGGCGATGGAGGGCTATCCTTGTTGGACATGTATAACGACCCGCATAAATCCGTTGACCCAGGCGGCCCAGGCGTCCTGCTTGTCAACACCATCACTAACTACGGATTGGCTTATATCTCCAGCTTGCTAACCGGGATATTGACAAACAATGGGAACCTTTGGAATACTGGGCAAGGCATTTTCGGGAACGGGTTATATCTGTCCGGCGGCAGACTTGGATTTCCGTCTGGCGGCGGGATTAACACGGACACAAGTTTTTCTTTGTATGGAGGGAGCTTTGGCGGAGCAATAACAAATTCAAGTTGGGTTACAAATGCAGCAAATGTGACCAACGGACAAAATGTAGTTACATTAGGGACGGAGACCGCCTCCAGCTTCAGCGGCAGCGGCAACGCGTTGACGGGCACGAACCAAGCCAACTCCGGCAACCTCCAGAGCGGCGGCACGAACGGCGCGGCGGGCATGGTGCCGACCTTCACGGGCGTCGGCGGGACATGGACGGCTCAGACGCCCAGCGGCGGTGGCGGATCCACAAATGGGCTGGCGCCGCTTACAAACGCCAATCTCCACAACCCAATACTCAATGGCGCAACCAACGGCGTTACCGGGCTGCCGCTGGCGGACACGAGCGTGACAAACGGGCTGGCGCCGGCCAGCGCGCTGGCGGCGCAAGGAGCGGCGATCAGCAACACGTTCGCGCCGGCATCGAGCGTTGCAAGCCAGTTGGAAACTGGGGGACAAAGCGATGAGTTTTTTGGGTTCGATGCGGGACAAACCGGAATGACCGGGGTGGCTAATAGCGGCTTGGGCGCGTTTGCGTTGGAGAACATTTGGGGCGGGAGCTATAATACGGCGTTAGGGGAGGGAGCCTTGAATTTCAATATCTCCGCGAATGACAATACGGCGGTGGGATGCGGAAGCCTGCTCGGGAGCACGACAGGGTTTAACAATTCGGCATTAGGTTATCAGTCGGGATTGCACCTGTCAACGGGCAACAACAATACCGTGTTGGGTTATCAAGCTGGACGAAACCTGACAACGACTTCGAATAACATTGAGATTGGCAATGGTGGCGCAGCGACCGATCAAGGCCAAATCCGCCTCGGCACACCCGGCCAGCAAACGAACACAATACTCTCCGGCGACGTGAGCACGACGAGCAACATTACCGCCTTGCTTAATGTGACAGCGAGCAACCTCAACCTCGGCGGCCCGATCACGAGCGCAGCAGGCAGTAACAACTTGCAGGCGCTGAACGTGGTAGGGAACCTGTCGGCGGGGAGCATATCCTACGTTCAAACCAATGGGCCTCCGGTAACGAATAATATCGTCACGCAAAGCGGCACGAACATGATTGTTCTGGACGGGACAAATCTTTGGCAGTGGGCAAACCCATTCTACTATGTTGCGTTGACGGCAAGTTCGGTTGTGCGACTGAGCAACTGGCCATCAGGAACAACGATCACTTTACAGGTTCAAAATAGCACCGGATTTGCAACGAACACGCTGAACTATTACACCAATCAATCTACCTCCGGGAGCTATGGATGCGGAGTGCAGCCAAACGCGCCAGGACAGTTTGTGACCATGCCCACCAACAACGCCGGGTGTATCTTGATGGATCAGTTCTTAATCTTGTCCGGGCCAACCAACAGCGCTTGGCTTGGAGTTCAAAACCCGATTATACGATGATGAAAACAATACTTCTTGTACTTCTCTGCTGCTCTCGTTGCTTTGCGGGGATGCTGATGCAGAGTGCCATTCCTGGGTGTGTTGGGTGGTGGACGATGAATGAAGGAACAGGCTCCAATTTAGTGAATTATGGCTCCTTGGGGGCGGCATACAACGGCTTGGCTATAAATAATCCAACGTGGACAAATGGGGTTGTCAATAATGGACTTATAATAAAATCCTCCCCCGTTCAATATGTTGACTGTGGTGGCCCAATTGGCAATGGTTTTACAGGAATCTCATTTTCTTTATGGGCCTATCCGACAAATGTGTCCAGCTCCCAAACCGTAATAGGCGAATATGCTTCGTCCAACGTGATGTGTTTTGACTGCGACATACAAAATTTAGGAGTAAGTCAAGCAGTATTTAACATTAAAGGTGTAACCTTAGCACGGCAAGACCTAGCTCAGATTGGCACCAATGAACTTAACAATTGGACGTTCATTGCAGGAACATGGGATGGTGTCACGCAGATTCTTTATGTAAATGGCGCCTCCAACACGGCCGCGTCATTTATTGACAGTGCCCTTGGAACAGCGACTGCACATTTAACCATCGGAGCTTATGCCCCAGGCGCAAATCAGAATTTCAGAGGAAGGTTAGACGACGTTCGTATCTACAGCCGCGCTCTAACCCCTAGCGAAATTGCAACCATTTACGGCCCAAACGGTTCGGGATGCCCTCACGAATAATGAAACTCTCCTTCACCCTCAGGCTTCTCACATCGCTCCTCTGCCTCACGGCGCGGGCGCAGAGTCCTGTTGGAAGCAACTATATAACTGTAGCTTGGAATCCAATTCCAGTAGCATCAAGCTATACGGTCTATGCTGGCTTGGAGAGCAACAATCTCACAATGAGTTGGACTGCTACGTCTAATCAAGTCACCGTGTTAGCGCCTGTCGGAGTGCTTTACATTGCGGCAACCTCTACAGTAAATGGATTGGAGTGTCCTTACTCAGCCGTGATTTGCGGCACGAACTATCAGCAGCCAATTACTGGACTGACATGGACAAATAATATCACCAATGTGGGGATAACAACTATAATTTTCAACATCAATAACCATTAACTCATGAATCCACAAGAACAAGCGCATAATGACTTACTTGACAACAGAGAAGCAGCTAAGGTATCAGCTAGTATTTCTGACGCCATTACAATAAGGCAAGCCACATTTGGTCATATCTTACAAATGTTAGTTCTTGGTTGTGTTGGTATTGTTGGTTTCTTTCTACAAAAAGAAGTTTCAATGAACCGCGAAACTCATGATACAGTTATTCAACATGGTGCTGCATTGAATGATATGTCAAACCATCTTGATAGAATTGAAGAGAAAATGAAACGTAATTCTTTAATAGATCGTAGCATTGATTCAACTAATGTTACTTTGATTTCTGGATTGGTTAGCAATAAATAAACAAATGAACGACCCTAAGATAGTTTTAGTTGGAATAGCTTTGGTATTAGCTGTTGTTGCTATTATCAAACCAACATGGCCTCTGTGCGCAGTTGCTATTATACTGATTAGCACATATCTGTTAATGAAATAAACTATGACAAAAACAAACATGAAACTCGCACTGGACTGCATTGCAGTAGCTTGTATGGCACTTGGTGGTGCATCAACTATTCCAGGAACAGGACTTCCTCCACAGTTTCTTGCTTGGGGGTTGATTATTGGATCGGTTGCTAAAGCTGTATCTAGTCAACTTTCTCAAGTTAAGGGAAACTCTGATGAAACTCAGGGCATCACCCCCTCACAAATTGCTACTTCACAGGCAATTCATGATGCTGCAAAAACTCCTGTTATTGCAGTGCAAACTCCTATTCAAACTGTAACTCCAACTCCATCGAAATAACAACATGAAACGTAATCTCCTCATGCCAACATTGTTGGCTCTAACTATTACTGCAACAATCTTTTCTGGTTGTGCAAAACTTCAACCAGGGGCTGATCCTATTGTTGTTCGTGCTGAACAACTTGAAACTACAGCTTATAGCACATTCGATACATTCCTCAAGTTGGACGATATTGCAATGGCTAATACTACAATTGCTCCTACTTGGACTAATTCTGCACATCCATTTGCAACATATCTTCGCAAGCCAGTTCAGAATGGAACAAATACAGTGCCTTTTGGTATTGCTACTGTTCTATCACTCGATCAAGTTAAGTTGGCTTATCAAGCTGGAACAACTAGTTCCAACGCACTTGTAACTGCTATCACTGTTCTGACTACCACAATTAGTCAGGTTTCACAATATACATCGTTAATCTCAACAAACAAATAACAACTTATGGCTGCAATTATTCCCATTTTTATCGAAGCACTTCCCAGTCTTTTTTCTGCTGGTGAGTCATTGTATAGTTACATCACCAACATGAAAACAACCTTGTCACAAGATGCGGCATGGACTTCTGTTCAAGACCAACAGTGGCAGCAGGCACTTATCGCCGCCGGAAAATCTCCGGAATGGCTCGGGTAAATCTACATGGCTGTATTGTTGAGGTCATTAAATGACACGCACTTATGGATGATAAAATTCTAAAAGAGTTAAAAGAGCGAGAGTCTACTCCGTTTATCCAACAAATGCTTGAAGACACTAGAGCATTAGTGTCTATCAGCAGACGAAAGATGACAGAATACTACCCTTGTTGGGACAAAAACGACGATATTTATCGTTCCATAAAACAGCGTGATAAGTCTGATATTCTAGCCTTTGAACGCAATGAACCGGAGAAGATGGTCGTTCCAATCTCTTTCGCCCAGATTCAAACGTTCGTTGCGTTCTGTTTCCTTCTTTACTATCAACGAGATAGGTTTTTTGAGTTGGATGGATTTACCGCAGAGGATGATAAACCCGCAAAAGTGGGTGAGGCGTTGTTAGCCCGTGACCTAACTAAGAATGTTTTTGAAGCGAAGTTGGTGCAATATCTTTTGGACATTGCTCGTTTTGGGATTGGAGTATTGAAGGTTTCATGGAGCGTGGAAAAGCAGATGGTGCGTAAAGAAACGCCTAAAATTGCTCCGACGTTTCTGGGGGTGAAAATGGGTAAAGATACTGTAGAAGAAACTGTTGAATGGGCGACGGCGTTTGAGGGTAATCGTATAACCAACATAAGCCCTTACCGATTTTTTCCTGATGTGCGTTTACCTTTAACCCGTTTTCAAGAAGGAGAATTTTGTGCAAGTGAAGATTTGTATTCAATGTCGCAACTTAAACAATGGGAGCATGATGGTATCATTGCCGGAGTTGACCACATTAAACCACTTGGTAAAGACATCGCACAAGACAGAGGGTATCGTTGGGATACTGGACTTGATCCGGGCGGCGCTCTTACACAAGGCGCGGGAATCAAGGGAGACGGTCAGACAAAAAAGACTGTTATCATTACTGAATGTCAACGCACGATTATCCCATCGCAGTATGAAGTCGACGGTGAGCCACTCGGAGAAGAAGATTACCCAATAAAATACAACGTATGGATTGCTAACGACAATCGAGTGATAAAGTGCGAGCCAATGAATTACTTGCACAACGAGTTTACTTTCGGCGTTGGGCAGTTCATATACGACAACAACGTGCTTCTGTCGCCTGGATTATCAGATGTTATCGACCAGTTACAGAACGTCATCTCTTGGTTTATCAATTCACGTATTACCAATGTTCGTAAGGTTATTGCGGATAAGTTGATTGTGAACACCTCAATGGTGAACATGTCAGACCTCACAAATCGAAAGCCGATTATTAGGTTGACTGGAGCGGCCACTGGTGATATTGACAAATATATAAAGCAGTTGCAGTTGCAAGATGTCACTATCCAGCACATCGCTGACGTTAAGGACTTACACGACATCTTGAAAATGGTGACAGGTATTCAAGACTCTTTGCTTGGTGAGGTGCGTCCCGGACATCGTTCAGCGACGGAGAACCGTAATACAACAACAGGAGCAGCTTCGCGTAATAAAACCTTAGCCGCTGTTATTTTCAGAAGTGGACTTGAGCCGATTGGACGGCAGATGTTGTCTAACTTACGTGATGGTCTCGACGAAGAGACTTATGTCCGCGTGCTACAGTCTAAAGCACAAGCCACTCCTGAGTTTATTAAGGTGACGAAAAAAGACCTTGTTGGCCATTATGATTTTGAAGTGTTTGACGGGACGTTGCCCTCTGACCGTTATCACATTGCAGAGGCAATAGACGAACTGTTACAAGCACTTCTTAAAAACCCACAAGCGGCGATGTATCTTGGTATGGACCCAAAGAAACTTCTTATGGAGTCGTTGCAGCTTAGGGGAGTAAGAAACCCAGAGCGTTTTGCTCTACAACCGGAGCCAAATCCAAATGTTATTGAACCAGGCGCAGGCCAAGCCGTTGCCGGAGGACCCGGAGTTAATCCTGCGGGGACTGCGGGAGCTATACCAGAATCCTTATTACCGTTACTTACTGGAGCAACTAGCGGTGGAGGAAATAACGGCGACGGCGGAGGTGTTCCAAGTGCTGGAACCCGCCAGTGAACATTTCAAAAATGTAGGATTAACCTTGGGGTTAGTCCGTTTGAAAGACATACATCTAGGTAAAATAAAAGACCTAGAAGAAACCATAAAGGAACAAAATGCTGAACAGAACGTTGATGTTACTAAGTCCTGACGCTACTGACGGTGGCGGCACGGGCACAGCGACCGTAGAAGGTACTGGTGAGAGTGGAGAACAGTTATTTGAAGGTGCAGGTGCAGCCGGTGGTGAAGCGGCGGGTGGTAGTGGTGAGTCTGGCCCTGGTGAAGCGGGGGAGGGTAGTGAAGCGGCTGTTGCAGACGCGGCGGATGTTCCTACCAGTCTCACCAAAGATGACATAGCTTCGATACTTCGAGAAGCGGGTATTGGTGCGCAACCTACCGCTAAGGCACAGCCAGAAGCAAAGACCCCACCAACTCAGGACGAGTTGGAAAAGATGTTTAATGTCTGGAAACCGTCAGCGGAGTTGATTGCTCAACTACGGGCTGAAAAACCCGAAGACGCTGTTGCGGCGATTGTTGCCATGCGTGACGGTATGCTTAAGCAAGTGATGACTATGGTTGAGTATCGCACGAAGCAAATCATGGATAAACTGCACGCGGATAATATAGCACCGTTGCAACAGTATGTCAGCGAAGCACAGGCTACTTCGTTTAGGAATGACTTTTTCGTTAAGTATCCTGACCTTAACAAGTATGAAGCGCTGGTTGACGCTGTTGCGGCGAAGTTGCAACAGAGTGGGTTCCATGCGGATAATCGTGACGCAGTGATGGCAAAGTTCGCTGAGGAAACGCAGAAAGTTGTAACACAATTAACAGGTGGTCAAGCGGCGGCCGGTGCTAATAACGGTAAAGGTGGCAAAGCAGCGGCAACGTCTGGCAAAGGTAAGATGTCGACTTTGTCGACCGGTGGCGCCGCGACCGCGGGTAAAGGTGGTAGTGGCGGCGGCACAGCAGCCAAAGGCCCACCGGGGATCGAAATTTTTGACTAGAGTGTTTTAGTCAAACTAAGTCCACGCATTGTTGCGGAGGGCATTAACACAAAAAAGAAAGTAAACAAACATGGCAATCTTAGGCTTAGTTAGCACTGAGAGTGTTAGTGCCGAACGGTGGACGAACATCCGTAGAAAGGTGTTCTACCAATACCCGAATGGCTCTGCACCCCTCATCGGCTTGTTGTCGATGATGAAAGAGGAAGTAACAAACGACCCAGAGTTCTCGTGGTGGGAAAAGCGTCTGCTTGAACAGACGACTACTACCGTCGCGATGAACTCTGGTGGTCCGTTTGGTAAGACCTCGTCTGCGTATTACACAGACTTCAACGGCACATCGGATGCAATGGCGTTTAGCGCAACGGCCCCAGTGACGTATGGAGTGGCAGTGGCTGATGCGTCGTTGTTCCGCCCTGGACACCTTATCAGGATTCAAGGAGTGGTGTCATACTCAACCGGTTACACCTTTGATGTGATTGGTCGGGTTGTTTCCACTAGCGCCACGGGTAATGGTAACAGTGGCCCTATCATCACGTTCACAGTAATCTCCCTCCGGCCTAATAGTGCTGGAGGCACGGCATCAGGTATTCCTACAAACGCCGCTTCTGGCGCAACTTCAAGCGTCGGCTTGGCTGTGTCGGTTGTTGGTTCTGCGTTTGCACAAGGCGTGGTTGACCTCTCGAAGGAGGTTTACTACCTGCCTATCAATCCGGGTAATAATTCCCAGATTTTCCGTACACCGTTTAGCTTCACTGGTTCAGCTCTTGTGACTCCTGTGAAGTTTGACGACACGGGTATCTATAAGGACAAAGCCAAGTCGCACAGTATCGACCACATGGTTGAGATGGAATTATCGGTGATCTTTGGTGCGAAGTCGAAGACGGTGGTTACAGGCAATGCCGACCCGACGACGGGAGTAGGACTTCCAGTCTACACGTTCGATGGTATCATTGCGTTTCTCAATAACTGGGAAGCTCAGTATTCTATCTATCGTGGTGGTGATGGAGTTGCCTCTGGCCCTGCGGCGGTTACTGCTGATACTGACGACAACAAGCGTATCATCGTGAACTCCGCTGGCACTATGTCGGAGGATACTTACGATGGTTATCTTGAACGTCTGTTCCGCACGACGTCGAACGTCTCTAACGAGAAACTCTGCCTTTGCGGCAGCGGGTTCTTGAAGGTGATGAACGAACTCTGGCGGTCGCAGTCGACGTTGGTTTACCATCCTCCCACCGGAGACACCTTCGGCATGGAATTGGTAGCAACGAAAACAGCGTTTGGCACGGTTTATTACAAGACTCATCCGTTGTTCTCGCGGAATAGTACGCTGCGTTACAACGCGCTGTATCTCGACGTCCACAACCTGCGTTATCGTCCTATGGACAGGCGCGACACGCAGTTGCTCAAGAATCGTCAGCCTAACGACGCGGACTATCGTAAGGACGAATGGTTCACGGAGTTCGGCCTTGAGCTGCGTATGCCGGAGTCGTTCATGTATATCCAAAACGTCCAGAATTACGTTCCATAATCTATGGCTAATTACTCAGGCACTCCAGCAAGCGTTACAGCTTATCGCTTTGGAGGAACAGCGTCAAAGAAAAAACTGATGAAGACGATGACACTTACCCTCTCAACTATGGGTGGTGCCACAAACAACATCCCTGCGTCGGTGCTCGGTTTTACAAAGATCGAGGCTTCGTCAAGTGCGGTGTTGAGCGACAACAGTGCGATTTATCCGACTTCGCCGTCGTATGATGGAACACTGTTGTTAATCGGTGGAGGCTCTAGTGGCGCTCCGCAAGACCTCGGTAGTGTAACAATAAGAGTAACCGTTTGGGGTTACTAGAAAGTCAAACGCACATGGACAGAAACACAAACCTCAGAGACATGGACGCTCCTGGAGTTGCTAGTGGTAAAGAAGCTGGCGACACGGTTCTTTCGCATACGGCGGTTTATCCGTCGAAAGCGGAGACTGGGAGTAACACGCTTGAAGAACTTGTGACTGAAAAGCAGCCTGTGAAAGGTGCTAGTGGTCAGGCGAAGTTCAAGTAAGCGGTGAATCAATGCGTGGGGGTCATTAAATGACCTCCACGCTTTTTAATATGCCTAATCTTAATACTCAATCAAACTTAGCAACGGCAATAGCCGGGTTTATGCACCGTGATGCTAAGGTGTTTTTACGTGATGGGTTTGACTTGCTTTTGCAGTCGTGTAATAATGCTCGGTTATACGCTGAAAGAATGGTTGACTTTGAGTATGCAATAGCTAATGTCACTATTCCGGCGGTTGATTTACATAATGGTGCGTCATTGTCAACAGCGGTGCTCACAGGAACAACGACCCCGGCGAATGTAAAAAAGATAATGACTCCGTGGCTTGGGGAGATTGGCGGAACACAATTTCCTGTTGATTTAGTGGATAAGCGAACGTGGAACGACCGCTTGAAGCGCCGTTATGAAGGCGCTCGGCCAAAACACACGGCTGATTATGCGTTTATTACGGATTCGCCGTTTGTGTGTGTGCAAACAGGTAATACTATTTTCGTGGCTCCGGCAGATAACAAAGCATTAGGTGGAACGTTCCCGATTTTTCTGGATGCGTGGTTATGGCTGCCACCATACGTCGACGGCACAGAAACAGACTTTCTACTTGCTAATTGTTTTGATTGGATGCTTTATAGATGTATTTATGAGTTAAACTTTTTTCTAAAAGAAGACGAACGAGTAATGCTTTCAACACGTCTTATGGAAAACTCTTGGGACGCGTTGGTGAAGTGGAACAATGAACTAATAAAAGCGGCGGCAGATAGCGTCGCAGACATGGACTAATATGCCTTATGATAGAATAACACCGGCGACATTAGCAAACTTAGGTGCAGTTGCAACTTTGCCACTTGACACCGAAGACTCGAATGTTCTTGGTGCAGTTGATAGACAAACAAGGGAGTTTATTTACGACTTTCTTAGTAGCGTTTTTGATGCAAATGGTGATTTGCTTGCTACATCGATAAATGTAGCTACAACGTTGGCTGGTGCAGTAAATGGATCTACTGCTAATACCGCCGGTGTTCAGCAACAAATAGTTCAAGGCACAGTAAGCACTCCTGATATTCGCGTAGCAGCAATTACGTCAGCGTTGATTGCGGCAGGTGCAGTTACAACTGGGTGTTTAGCTGATGGTTCAGTTACTACTGCAAAACTTGCAGCGTTGGCGGTTACTTCTGCGCAAATAGCGAACGCTACTATCACAGAAGCACAGATGGCTGCTTCGTCTATAGGCTCAGCAGAGTTAATCAATTCGTGTGTCACAGCTATTAAAATCGCGGATGGAGTTGTTGGCACTACACAATTAGCTGCATTGTCTGTAACCGCGGCTAAAATAGCAAACAGCACAATAACCGAGGCACAAATGGCCCCTTTGTCAGTTGGAACCACTGAGTTGATTGCGTTGAGTGTAACAACCGCGAAGCTGGCGTTGGGTGCTGTGACAGCAGCACAGATAGCCGCCGCGACTATCACAGCGGCGAATATGGCTCCGTTGTCTGTTGGTGCATCACAGTTAGTTCTAGCTTGTGTAACTGCCGCACAAATAGCTAATACAACAATCACCGAGGCACAAATGGCTTTGTTGTCTGTTGGAACACCTGAGCTTATAGCGAAGTGCGTGACCACAGCGAAGATTAACGACGGTGCAGTTGGTGCTACACAACTTGGTGCTAATGTGGTTGGTGTTGGACAACTAGCGCCGGGCACAGCGGCGGGGCAATTATTGGTATCAGGCACTACGTCACCGTTTAACTTAGCGTTGGTTAAACCCTCTGGGGACATTACAATGGACGGCACAGGTTTGTTTACTTTAACAGGTAAAGGTATCGCTGTTTTGCAAGAACAGCCGTCGAATGGTGTGGCTGGTGGGGCAGGTGTAGCTAACACATGGAATGTTCGTGGGGTTACTAACCCATATACAAAAATTGTGGACACAGCTACACCTACTTTTATTACTAGTGTGACTAGTGGAAAGATTGTTTTAACTCCTGGTTCTTACCTTTTTGATGGTAGTGCACCGGCGTATGCAGTTGTTGGTCACCAAACAAGAATCAATCACTTCAATTCCACGGGGTCTATTGCAGTGTTACATGGAACCACTGAAAATAGTCCGGTAGCAGCCGCCGTTATGACTAAGTCAGTGTTCACTAGTGTAGTAGTAATAGCCGCTGGTGATTATGTTCAAATTGAACATTTTATTAACACGCATACTAACGCAAACGATTTTGGTATAGCAGCTGCGGCGGATGGCGCAGTTTATGAAGTCTATGCACAAATCCGAATCGAGAAACTAAGTTAAAATATGATACTAAACATTGTAGAAACATCCAATATGCCGCCGTCTTTGACGGTAGCACAACTGAGAGACATACTAGGAATGGTAGTGGGCGGTGGTCTTTCAATCGTATTTGCCGGTGCGAAGGGGGCGACGCCGACAACATCACCAACTGTGGCAGGGCAATATGCCATTAACCAATCCACAAATGAATTATGGTTCGTCAATAGTTCACTCGCGTGGCAACAAATCATCAAAGTGTAATATGAAAAAAATACTTATCTGTGTTGGTGTAGTCGTTGGCGTTAGTTTACTATTGCTTGCACAGCCTCCTGCGGCGTCTATCTCAGGTTCGTTGACGCTTACTAACGACGGCGTCAATGTTTACGTCTCCACCAACCTTCCTGTGGCGTTATCAACAAACTCCATCACACCTCCAACAGCTATCGCCAACTACGGTATACTGTGGAACTCTAACAGCGCTTTGTATTGGGTTACAACCTCACACACAAACAGACTTAGCGCACCTTAAATGGCCACTACTCGACAGTTTATCCTCCATGAGAACGTCATAGGAGGGATGGATTCAACGACGCCAGCGCATCTTATAGGTGAAAAATGGCGGAGTCAGCACAACTTTAGGCTGACTCCGACGTTACAACAAGTGCCTAAAAAGGTGCAGTTGACGGCTCCAACAGGTACACCTATTACGTTTATAGGTTATATTCCTTCTTTTGTGTCTGGTTATGGGCAGCAAGTTATTTTGACATCTCCAACCCGTGCGCAGCGTTGGTCAACTGCACTTTACAACGGAACGCTTTACACTAGCTTATCAAGTTATATCACAATCTGGTATGACCATTTTGTAAAAGCAGCGGTTAATACAGTGCAGATAAGCGACTTGTATGATTTTACAAACTTTACTCCTGACGCCACAAACGAAGCAGATTATTACGACTTAGTTGAATGGCAACAGCCAGATTATTTGTATAGTGGTATCACTGGAGTGGGTAAGTTAGGTAGCACACTTTGGATTTACACACCCACTGCTATTATCCCTATTCAGTATATAGGCTTGCCAAAGGTGATACAGGTTGTGGAATCTGGTGTAATTACTCGAATAGGAAATTCGTTTCCGTGGACGTTAGTTTGCTTGGGTAATGTGCACTTTTTTTATGAAGCATACGAGAGCATGTTTTTTGCTTTTAACGGGGGTGGTGCACCAGAAGCTATTGGTGAACCAGTGAGGGAATTTATCCAACAGAATCTTAACCCCGACCCGACATTAGCAAAGTTAATGTATGGGTATATTGATGTCGACAATCGAGAAATTTGGTGGCCTTTTGTGTCAAAGAACTCTACAGGCACGTATGATTTAGCTGTGGTTTTTAATTATCGTTACAAACGCTGGTTCACTGCATCAGTTGAAGATGTTACGTGTTTCTGCGGTCGTGGGTTTGAAACACAACCAATCGAAGATTTGAGTGGAACTATTGATGGTTTGATTGGGCCGATAGACCATTTGAGTTTATCCCCGGCAGAAACACCTCGGCTATTTGGAACAGGGGTTGGACAGACCTTACGTGAGGAATTATCGACAGATAGTAGTTCATCTTTACTTCCTACTGATGATCCAGTATTAGAAAGTGGTGATTTTCATTATGGAGATATACGCACTCAAAAAGAAAACGATGCTATGGTGCTAAATGCGTGGTGGGAGCAAATAGATTTTGATAAGCCGTTAGTGGAGATTCGCGTAGCCACAAGAAACTATCTAGGTGAAGGTGTAAAATGGAGCGACGATCCAGTTGCTACTTGGACACCAGACATCCAAGATTCAATTGCAACTTACGAAGCAGTTAATGGCCGTATTTTACGCTATAAATTTACATTCAAAAACACTCGGCAAGCTGTGTTATCCGCGTATAGTGATGTTGTTTTGGTTAAACTTAAAGCTGAGAAATGAACTTTATACAACATTTGGAATGTCTTACAATACCGCATTTGTCTCTTTTTGATGAAGAAGCAAAGAAGTTTGAACAGCCCTCTAAACAATTAAAAGGGGCTGGTAATAACTTAATAACTCCTCGCACTAAAGCTACAGATGGATTGGGTAATGGAGGTGCTTTGTATCTACCAACCTTTATACAAGGCCGTAATACACCTCAACGTGGTTCGCTTTACGTTACACCCATGCAAGGTGGAAGAAACCAAAGAAGTAATGATAACGATTGAACAGGTGAAAGACGTTAACGAGATTATATCAAAGTGGCGTAGATTAGCTATGTTAACTGATAATGACCTCGTTAATAATCTTGAGGAAGTTTTACAGATGTATCTACACTGTTTAACTAATGGTGCTGTGTTTTTTGTCTATGGTGCTTCGGGGTTGATGGGAACTTGTTGCTTAGAATGTTGGCCGGAGTTTGTTAATTTACTATCTTTGCCTAAAGACAATGGTGTAGGGATGGCTAAGAAGTGTATAGACGTCGTCAAAACCTGGGCAAAAGAAAATGGATACAGTGAGGTTAGAGTAATGTCCACTAAACTTAATGGTTCGTCGTTTCGCTATTTTGAAAAATCGTTAGGTTTTCGTCGACATGCAATAACATTCAAATTGAATTTTTAATATGCAAATACAACTACCTTCAATGTTTCGTTCAGGCTTGGGTTATGAAGTATCTAAGTTTGAGTCGCCGTTAATAATCCGTCCAGAAGTCTTTTGCCAAGCAGAGATTAGTATATACGATTCTTCCGGGAATTACTTAGGTGAGTATGATCCTAGTTCTGGTGGTGCTGGGGGCACTGGTATAGGTGATGGTGCCACTGTTGGTGATCAGTCTAATAGCTCGTTTGGCGGTACTGGGGGAACCCCGACGGTTAATGTCGACGCGATGGATACGTCGTTTTCTAGAAATGGCGTTACAAATCAACAACGACAATCTTCAGGGGCTTGGCCAACGAGTAATGTTACTTTAGCACTTAGTGATTGGTTGGTGACACAACCAGAAGTGACTAGTGAACAAACAGCCCTAAACGCCTTGCTGAAACAATCAAGCACGGTGTTTGATACAAAGGCGTTTTTGAGTAGTGTTTTAGGCTTGCCGCAGTCTGCTTTAGCTACGGTTAATTTATCGGATATTTATACACTTAATCCGTTCGGTAACACGTATGAAGTTAATACTTTAGCTTTGTATACAAGACAATATCTTATTGCACGAGCGGCCGCACAAAGTGGGCCTACTAATGTTCGTGGTGGAACTGCTCGTCAAGGCTTTGAATTAGCTGAGTTAGATACTCTGATGGCAATAAACCAATTTCGTGAGATTTGGCAGAATCAAGTTAAGGTGGCACAAGTGGTTGTTGAGGCAGCTAGTGCTGCTGACGCAGCGTGGGAACAGTTGATAAAACTTCAACTAGAAGCCCAAAAACAGCAAGCGGCGACTGAACAAGGTTTGGTTATGCAAACTTTAGCCGCGGCTGAACAACTTACAAAAGACAAAGAGGTTTATTTACGTGCTATTTCGTTGCAAGCTGAGGCGAATGGGTATATGGTTACAACAGAAAACCTTACTGGGCACGGCTTTCAAGGTGGAACTAACACTGGTTTTGGTATGTCAACTTGGAGATAAATTTATGCCGAATACGAATATAACAACAAACAGTTTTTCTAATAGTGATCTTTCTTCACGGTTAAGTCAACGTCCTAAAAAACGTGGTATTTGGGATGTGAATAACGCTGGTTCAAAGCAGCCAGACATGACAGATTATATGTCAAAAGGGTTTCCACGTGTCGCTGCTCAAGTAACAAATCCTCTGGGGGGAGTAAGTGAACAACCTCCTACGCCGTTACCGAAGGAGTTTCAAAATATATCAAAAAATAATATATTTGATTCTACACGTGGTGGGGTAGAACCTACACCAGCACCAACGCCTTCGCCGTCCGCGCCGCCAGCAGCACCAATTAAGTCTCCACAACCAGCAACTAATCCGTTATTTAAGTGGATGCCACAAACAGATACTACTCAAAATCAACCAACAGCTTCGACGTCTCCTGTTGAACCACTTGATGCTTTTCTTTCTCGTATGGGAGGTGCTGTTAATACCGGCGTTCAAAAAACTCAACCACATGGTGGTGGTTTTGGAAATATGGATGCGTTATCTATGCGAGCCGCGGGTGGACAAGCAGGACTTGGTGGTGGTGCGGGGTTTGGTAGTTCTGGCTCACCTGAAATGAATAATTTTCTTAATAAAACATTGGGTTTTGGTGGATTACAACGCACTATAGGACAAGCACAATCTGGTAGTGCGATGGGTAATAGCCTTGCGTTACGTAGAGCGAATGATGAGTCTATGGATTCGCAGATGCGTAGACTGGCACAAGGAGAAGATATTGGTGCACAGCGCGTTAGAGAACGTGGCGAAATGCAAAAACAATGGGAGGATCAGCAAAGGTTTCCGTTAAACCAGGCACAGCAACAAGAAAGTAACAGAGAACAACCGTGGAAGTTTGCTGAAGATATGGTGCAAAGTGAACAAAATCGTAACGAACAAGCGGGAGGTTTTGACTTAGCGCAAAGAACTGGAGAAGAAAATCTAAAGGAACTACCGATGAAGTTCCAGTTAGACCTAGCAGATAAGCTATCTAAGATAACAGGTATTCCACGTGAGACTGCACTTGATATGTTGCCGTATTTGTATTCATTACCTCCAGCGGCGAGGACGCAGATTTTAAATACGTTGATGCCGGGAATGGATACTGGTGATATGAGTGGGAATGGTAGTGCTACAGCACCCCCCGAACAACAACCAACAGAGAAAGCTAGTTTTTTGCAGTCAGCTTTGCATGGAGGTATACCAGCACTGACTAGTGGTGCTGGTTGGGCAGGTGCGGCTGCTTTAGCGCCTGAGACTGGAGCGGCTAGTTTTATAGTGCCATTTGTTGCGTCGTTGTTATCAGCGTGGTTGGGCGGAAAGGCAGTGAATGCAGTTGATCCTAGTTTTTCACAGAAAGAACCAAATCCTTATGGTGAAGGACTTGGAAGCATTGCTGGTGCCTTTGCGGGGTATAAAGGCACTAAAGCGTTAATGCCGGGTAAAACACCAGCAACGAAGCCGACTACATCAGCAAAACCTACTCCGCCCGACATGACTTTGAAGGGTAATCCTGACGTACAAGATGCCTTGAATAAGTCAGGGCTTAGAAACGCCGCTAGAGTACCAAAACAGCTTGGAATGGGTGCGGGTAATTTTCAAATGTATCCTGGACAGGTGAGACCACCGCCACAAGGTATAGGTGAAATGGAACAGATGCAACTTCCGCAAGGTAGTATATCACCGTTGGCATTACCCGGACCACAAACAGACCCATCAAAGCTGCTTCCATCGCCAGACCTTAATTTACAGATGTTAGAGCTGCTTTACAAACTCCAGCAAGCTCAATAGTCCATGTCATTTAATGACCTGCACATATGCCTGATACATCGTTTCAAGAATTAGCAGCAACGCCGTCTGCGAAGCCTAAACAGACCTGGCCGCAGAAAGCGTCGGGGTTTGTGGATGAGTTGTTTTCACCAGTGAGTAAACCTATAGGGGCTGTTGCTGGTGGGTTGGGTGAGGCGGCCGCTAGAATATTAGCACCAAAGCAGGAACAAGCGTGGACAGTGGGGGCAACCACAGCAGGAGAACAACTACCACGAACTGCCGCTGAGGCGTTTTTAACCTCAAAAGGACTTCCTGGTAAGGCTCTTGGCTTAGGTGATGTCGCGATGCGCACCTTTGCTGAGACACCTACTACGGAACCCCTGTCTGCAAGGTTAGGGGCGACCGCTTTGCAGACAGGTGCGTTTATGGCTGCACCAAAGGGGGGGGAAATGGCGGGGAATATGACGAAAGCGTTAATGCCGACGACGTTGAATCCGTTGTTACGCACAGCCGCAACAAGAGGTGCGTCGTTGATAGGGACGCTAGGTGGGTTTGAGGTCGCGAACGCTGCAAGTGCGAAGGTTCAAGGGCAGAGTTATGATCCTTTCACGGCAGAGCATTTGGCTGGAGTGGCGGCGAGTGTTTTGCCGTTTGAGGCTGCAGGAATGTATCAAGATGTGAAGCCACACCTGGTTGACCTTGCGGCGAGGTTGGCAGGAAAGAATGAGGCACAGAGGGTGATAAATACACATCAGCAGCTTGCACCTGTGGCGATGAGACAGGAAGAAGCGTATCCACAAGGAATGGACAAAGAAGAAAGTATTATTAAGTCTAATCGTTCATGGATAGCTCCTGATAATACTATTACTCATGCAGAAGTTAGTCACCCTAAAACCGCTATTGATATACTTCAGTCAAAGTTTGGTTTAACACATGATATGGATACATCAGAGGAAGCTCTGTATAAACAGGGTTATTTACGTAAAAATGAAGATTCCACAGACATAATGATTTCAGGGCAACAACCAAATGCAAAACAACTTCTTGAATTAAAGAACCAAGCAATTGAAAGTAACAAACGATTGTATATTGATGTTCTTGGTGCGGATGGTGTTTATAGAGGAAAGGCTGTTTTTGATCCCCGACCTCAACGCATGTCCCAACCCCTTCGTGACCACTTCACCAACCTCGAAGAACTCGGCCATAAAGTTGGTGATGACTCGATGGATTATGAACGGCTTTCCAAACTCGACCGACTACCAGATGAGAGTCCTTTTGACTGGGCAGTGCGTAAGGCTGGCATTGACCCAAAGGTGTTTGCGAAAGCTGCACCGGACGAGATGTTTAAGTCACTAAAAGCAGTGTTTGAAAACATTGCACGTGATTCTTTAGGGTTACGTGAGGAGAACGTTCAAGCCTACACCCGACAAACGCTTAACTTTGCTTACCGATTTGGTAGTGCTTTAGGGGAGACTAGAGTTATCCCCGCAGCACCAGATCAAAGCGGTGAAGCAGCTTCGTATCTTTGGCCGAAAAGCTCTAACCATGATGCTATTCTTGGAATACTAGACCCTAATTGGAGGTCTAAACTTCCACTTGATATAGCGTTAAAGGACTTTTATCAACAACTTGGCCACGAGTTTTATCATAACTGGGTTGATAAAATAGCATCAGGTGTAACCTCCGGGTTAGATGAGAAAACATTGACACATGTTACAAATCTTTTTACTGCAGCGAATGATGCAAAGTGGACTACGGTAGAGATGGAACATGCAGTGCAACATATTGCATCGTCAATGACAGACCTGAAATATGCACAAAGATTACAATATAGAAGTAAGTATTATACTCCTGATGTTGTCGGTCGTCACGAAGCTATGGCAGACATTTTCAGTCTTCTTTCGTATGGTGCAATGCACGGAAAAGCCAATGGCCGTGAACTCGGCGTCATCAGTGACCTCTTGAAGTTTTCCAGTGACGACTTTCGTAACGTTGCCCGACCAATGTTTCGTGATATAGGAACAATGGTAAGTCATTTTATCGACATCGTCAAGCGGTTACTAGGTTGGAAACCTTCGTCGATACGTTCGTTGCAAGACATCGTTGATAATATGAAAGGCTTGCAGAAGTCAGCAGAAGAGGCCGACCACGCTACAGAAGCGTTCTTACTCCACAATGAAATTCGCAACGCGACACCGCTTGCTCCTATCGCGCCAGTGTCGTATGATCGAGTTGAGAAGCTGTTTAGCTTACTGCATGGCGAACGTTACGACCCTGACCTAAAGAAAATGGCGCAAGATGTGGGGGAGAATGTTGTGCCACAAAAAATAGACCGCACGAAAAAGACGTTACCTATCCATCTTAACTGGTTGCACAATATGATTCCTCAAGTGCAGCTTGGACGTATCGTGCCTCAACTAGCAGACATGGCTAAGTTGGGGTTCCTACGCACTGGGATTATGAAGACTGCTGTTTGGGATTTTATGGAGGAGTTTAGAGGTGGTCTTTTGGATAAGTATGGCGAGAAAGCTGTGCAGAGAAGTATAACTCCGGGGGGAGTTAATACAGCAGTGAGTGATGTTCAACGTGCACAAAATGAGATTGAAGGTGCGGACGCGGGTAGAGCGTTCACACCAGAAGAAAGAGAGAAAGTGCCGTCGTTTGCGGCGCTAAAACCTGAGGACAAAGTCAAGGCGGCAGAGTTTCTTACTAAGTATTCTTCGGCTGGTATGAAAGCGGCCGCAAGGCAAGTTTTAAGTTCAAAGCACGTTGCTGGGATTACCACTGGGTATTCTGTGCAAGAAGCAATAAGACATGCGGAGATGGATATTACTTGGGATAAAGCTGAGGCACTTGGTCATGCGATTGTAGAACAACACTTTGATACTGATATTCTGGCTCAGAGTCCTGAACATCCTGTTTATAGTAAGCAGGCCGCTGATGCGTTACAAGTATTGACTGAATTTGTAAAAGAAGACCCCCGTAACGCCGCTATTATCGCAAAAGCGGCGGAGATTTATACCACTGACGACGAAGGTATACCGATAGAAGCAGGGAAAACTTCTCGTCCTGTGATGAATTATCGTGCCTTCCGTGAACACATGCAAGGAAAGTGGATTAAAGACGAGGAACATCCAGACGGTTACTTACAAGGTAAGCCAGGGTGGTCGAGTGAAGGACGTGCAGGGCAGTTTCTTATATACTCAAAGATGAAGGACGAAGGTGAAGAAGTTGCAAAGCCACGAATGGTGGGGTATAACACACGCAAAGCTGCGAACAAGGCGTATAAAGAAATGGTGGATGCGTATAATAAGGACAAAGACCTACCAGTAGAGGAACAGAAGTGGGAATCGTTAAAGTTGATTGACAAGGAGAATGACGTGAAGGCGTATCAAGGACTACGTCCTGACTCTTTCAGACTTCATAATGAGTTGATGAGTTCGTTAATAACACGTATTGCGTCACAGATGAAGGCAGAATTTCCGGGGAGTGAGGATGTTATTAACGAGATGCAGAAAGAGTTACAACCTTCTGCGGAAACCGTTGAGTTAATGAAAGCACCGTGGATGAAGGAGAGGGAGTTGGTGGGGGGTAGAGAAACCGTAAATATGCCCGACGCTCAGTTGAGGTATTACAACGCGGTTGCACATTCTATTGCGAAAAAGGAGATACGTGCGCAGCAACGGCTGTATCTTAACGACCCTAAAATGCGTGGGCAAGCGGAGTTACAGACAACCGCGAGAAAGTATTTTGACACGTTGGAGAACATGCACGATAGTTCGTACGGGAACTTGAAAGGGTTGGTGTTTATGAATTATTGTATGTTTTCGCCGTCGTTGGCGTTTGTGGAGTTGTCGCAGCAACTCACGAACCATTCACAAGAGTTAATCCAGTTGTCGGGGGATATTAGTGGGTCGTATAAAGGTCTCGCACAAGCCAATAAGGATTATTTTAAGTCTGTGTGGGAAGGACATAAAGCTGGGCTTGGGTATAATAAATACGACCGCGAAGATGAGACTAACTTTATTCAATGGATGGATAAAAATGGGTTTCTTGGCGGCGGCACGCTGCAAGAGTATGCCCATGCAAGTGATGATGTTAGTTATATAAACGCCCGCAGCTCTATGGTTGGGGATAATAGTATTCTTGACCGACAAGGCTTGCTTGGTAAGTCGTTGTATCATATACAACAGTTCGGTATGAAGGCTCACGACATGGCTATACGGCTTAATACAGAGGTTTCCGCGATTTCCTCACGGAGGATGTTGGAAAAGTTACACCCAGACTGGACAGAGCAACAGTTGAATGATGAAGCGAATACAATTAGTCATTACTCTATGCACGGAGGGGGGAGTGCTAATCGTCCGTTGTTCTTTTTAGGGATTAAGGGGGGGTTGAGTCCGCAGGTGGGTGGGTTGATGTATATATTACAGATGTATGTATATAACACAATCGCGCAACATGCGATACTAGCGAAGAACGCGATAACGGGAGCAGGACTTAGTGCGACTGAGAAGTTAGCCGCACAGAAGGCAGCTGGAGTGTCGTTAGCAACAATAGCAACGTTTGCGGGGATTAGTGGTATTCCCCTTGCTACGCAGTTGTTTGCACTTATTGAACAGTTCTTTCCTCAAAGCGAACCAAAACGGAAAATGCGTGAGATGTTTTATGGGACGGGTGAGTGGTTGAATAGTAAAACACATCTTTACGCACAAGACCGTGATATGGGATCGTTTGTTGCAGACGCCGCAATGGATGGACTTATCAATAGTGTTCCTGGCGGAGTCAATATGTCAAGTCGATTTGAGCTTGGTGGACTTATGGGAGTGTCTCCTTACGGAGGGTTTGATTGGGCTAATATGTTAGGCCCGTCGAAGGATATGTTGAGTAGACTTATGGTGAAGGCCCCACAAGCCGCGGCTGCGGGTGATTTTTGGGGAGCGGCACGTGATCTGATACCTAACAATCAGATACGGCGAGTTGCGCAACTAGCGACGGACGGGTGGAATGTGCGTAACGCTGACCAACGGCTTAATGTTAAACTTACTGATGCTGAGAAGGTGATGCAAGCGGCGGGGTTTACTCCTAAAAGTATCTCTGACCAACGTGCTTTAGGGGAGGCCCAGAAACGGGCAGAGAAGATTGAGTCAGAGGATGCGAAGAAGTTCCACGAGCAGCAAGCGTCGTTGGTATTACAAGACAAGTTTGGTGAGGTAACGTCGAATCTTTACAATCGAGCGAAGACAGATCACATGTACGACCCAAAAGAAGGTGCTCGACGTATCGCTGAACTTGTGCAACAAAGGACGACACCATTTGATCCGACGAGAACAGGGACACGTGTGGGCCAAACCTATAACGTAGCAAAGTCGTATACTCACCCTCCTCAGAGTTCAGAAACTCAACGTTTATTAGAAAGGTTTGGCTTAACGCAGAAGCTAGGGTTTCCGCAGCGTCTATCCAAAACTGAGATGTTGGAAGCGCAAATGCTAGATCAAGTGAAGTCAATGTATCCGACAATGACACAAGTGGAGGCAAAGGAGATGATTGATAAGCAGTTTCATGCGGCGACACTGGCACAGCATGGGGTTCAGTTTTGATAGGAGTGGTCATATTTTTCTCACGTTTCCTGGTAAGCAAACAAAGCGTCTGTCTACCGTATTTACTTTTTCTGTTACGGTTATCGTTTGCCCTGTTTCAGCAAGATACCTTAAAGAGGTATATTGTTCCATTGAGTTCCTAAAGTGAGTAAAAGTAATCATTTTAAGTTCTTTCTCTAAGATTTTTCCACCAGCGTTTTTAATCACGCTGAGAACATAAAGGTTCCCTTCGTTCGTTTCAGACTTTCCCATTCGACTAGTGACCATAGGAAGCTGCGTCTGTATCTCGGCCAACAATCCTATTGCGAGTTCGATATGGGATTTGGTGACAACGAGGTCATTGCTTTCACTGATAGAGGAAAGGAGGGCGACTTTGAGGACGAGGATGTGTAAGGTGCTGTGCCAGTTAGTGAGAAATATATCCCCAACTGGTGCTTTGTCTTTTAGATACCACGCCCAGAAGTAAGTCGATGCGTCAGGTGTAAGCCTCGCTTGCCCTGCGAGTGATTCGACTTCTTTTAAGCGTTTAACGCACGCCGCACGAGCTATTTTTGATTCTTCGGTTAAGATTGGTTTACATTTAACAATCCCTTCGTGGCAGACAAGAATGGCCCGACGACCATAACCTTCAGAGAATTGTTTAGCTTTGAGTTGGTCGGTGAGCCATTCTGGTACGCTACAAGCGAGGAGAGTGACGTAAGGGTTTTCAATAAACCGTGTTTCGCCTTTTAGTCGGTATTTATAGGCTTTCTTACCGTAGACGTTGGTGAGAAAGGTGACCATTGCGATAGGATTTAGTTGAAGATAATCCATTAGTTCTTCCGCAAAGATGTGGTATGGTTTGAAGTCCACCAACTTTCCGGATTGCATATATTGACGAGTGCTGGCGTCAGTGTCAAGAAAGGTGATAATGCCCTGATAGGTTTCGTTGTCGCCGCTGACGTTCAGGTCGGGCATAGCTTCAACAAGAAGGTCTAGGCCGAGAGTCATGGCAACGGTTTTGCGGCCTCCTGACGGGCCTATAAGAATAATGTAAGTGTCGCAGCGAGCAAAGAAGTAGTCAAGGTCGATGTAGACTTTGTGACCAATGGCGGCAGAAAGAAGTCCGTAGCCTGTCCAGAGGACGTAGGGTTTAGGACACTCATTGCCGGAGTTATACGACATGAAGTCGTGTAGAAAACTCATGCAGTAATAATTCTGTTCGCTTTGTGGTTGCCGCCGCTGATGCGAGTAATAGTCATTATTTGACCATGTATAGGGTCTTTTACAAACTCGGTGCGGATAGTTTGCATTTCGAGGGTTTTTAGTTTGTCGCCGTGAACAATAAAAACGCCGTCCTTGCCGTGGTATTCGACGATGTAGTTTAGAAATGCGTTGTATTCGTGCTGCATTAGCTCAAGAGTGGCTAGGCGGGCTTCTAACGAGAGTATTTTGCGCTGTGAGAAGGATAGGTGATTATTCATAGGTTGGGGTCATTTAATGACACGGACAGATTTCGATTTCGATGTCGCCGTCACGAAAAGTAAATAGTTTCGCGTCGGGCGACATGAACTCGGCTATTTTTCCGTCATCGGTTTGAGCGTTTTTAACAGTGAAGTATACTTCAACTTCACGATAGGGAAGTTTTAAGCATTCGAGTTCTCGGGTTAGGTCACTTAGTTTCATATTTCGTAGTTTTGTGGTGGGGTTATTAGATTGCCTACATTATGAAAGAATGTTTCATAAGCTGATACGTTTAAAACTCGGTTACTTATTTTGTTAATCCTGGCCATTGTTTTACGGTGTGCGGTTGTTTGATCTGCTATACGATGAGCGTCGGCTTCACTATCAGTATTGATTTGTTCTTCACCGAACTCGGTTTTAATTTTGTATATCATATTACGCCTGCTTTTAGATTACCCCATGATTCGCCATACGCCCCTTCAAAAGGGATTACAATTTTTTGCCCCGCGATTTCCAGTGAGTTGTTAAACCAATGTCTAATCTTTGCAGTTGCGAAGGAGACATCTTCCTTACGGAATTGACCAATGAGTGCGTCGTGAACGGTGTGAAGAGGCTGGACTTTAAGATTATATTGCGTAGCTGTTTTGCTATCTTTGGACTCCACGGAGTTATTTTCTGGGTCTTCCCAGAGAGCGTTGACTGCGAGTTTTGTTGCATAGGTTGTGTTGTGTTGTGGTTCTTCTGCACAGGCTTCCATAAAGGTTTTATGATCGTCTCGACGACCAAAAAAATCTCTTCTATGTCCACTTGCGCTGATAAGGTATCCTTTTGTTTTTAGTTGAGATTTAATCCACCGATGCCATAAGTGAATACCTGGATAACGAGAAAGGTAGACACCTGCTTCTATAAGGCACTTAGAAGGGGCGACATAAACCGGCTCTCCAAACAGCTTATAGCTGTCTTTGAGGATTTGGTCAGACATCGTGGCTTCTTTCATACCGTAATTAGTGCCGTGTTGAATACGCTTGCGAGCAAAATACATCCACTCGTCTTGGTTTATACCTTTGCTTTCTTCTTTGATACGTTCACGAGGCCAGCTATTTACTTGACGGCCGTGCATGGAGATAAGACTTAAGATTTTCGCTGGCTTTAGTCCGTAGAGATAGTCGTCGAGCATCGTTGAATCGCCGACCGATTTACAATGAGCAGCGACGGTCCACCCGTCTGCTCCTGACAAGTCACATTGGAATAACCAATACCCTTCATCAGGCAAGAACAAGTCGCGGTCTTTTTTCGTTGCAGTCTGGAGATTAAAGCCGCTGCCTGTGGGAGACTCATAACAAGACAACCTACCAGTCTTTGTCCCGACAAGATTATATCCACATCTAATTCTACCATCGTCGTCAGTTTTAGCTTGTAAGGATTCACATCTTGTTCTGAGTGCACGGATTTTGAGGATGAGTTTAAGTGTCGGGTCTTGTGTTTTGCCGTATAATGTCAGTAATGCAAGCACATCCGTGGTCTCCTTTTCAGTTCGACGGCCGTGCTCTTTTTTGTATTGGATTGGGAGACCTAGTTGACGGTAGAGAAAGTCTGCGATTTGGTTTTTGCTTTCGACGTTGAGACAATGATCAGTTAAAACACTCAACCTGCCGTGATTCGCAAGGTTAAGGGGTTCTCGCAACAATCTTTCGGCTTCAACTGCGAGCTGGAGACAAGTATTTTTCGCATGGCTGATGATGTCGGACGTGAGATTGACAAAAGATGCGTCCCGTTTGAAACATAAGACGTCCCTACAGACGTCCACCCAGGCGGCAATACAATTGGGATGTGGCATACCTGCAATCTCGTTAAGCGCCCACTGGAGGCGGTTGATTTTGGTTTGGAGGTCGTTGTATTTTTCACGTGCTTTTTTGCTGTCATAGTTTATTCCTTTTATTTCTTGGTAGAGCGTGGGTTCGAGTAGTTTCATGTTAAGGCGGTAGTGCTCTAGCTGCCGCCCTTTTAACTGTTTCAACAAAGCATCTCGTATTTCGTAGGTAACGGCGGAGTCTTTACAACAATACCGCCAGCGGGTGATTTGATCTTCGTCGTCACGTTCCTCTTTCCAGTAAGGTTCACGAGTGTAGATTGACGCTTGGAAGGCTAGGGACTTTTTCATCTCACAAAAAAGTTCCCAGTGCATAAGCATCGTGTCGTCAACGACGCCGCGAACGGGGATGTTGTAACCGTATTGGAGAACGAAGGTGTCGTAGAGGCTGTTCTGGAGGATTTTAGGAACTGTTGGGTCTGAAAGCACTTCTGCTAGACGACGTAAAATTTGTGTTTCTGCGGCCGCGTCCCAGTGGTTGGTGAAGGGTATTATGAAAGACTCTTGGGGTGAAACTGCAACACTAATACAAGTCATTCCGTCGACGTAGCCTTCGATGTCTATACTAATGGTGGTTTTGTTTGCTTGTATACTATCAAGTCGTTCGCAGATTTCTTCGACCGAGAGGCCGATAGTTAGTTGACGTTCAGGAAGGATTAACTCCGCCGACATCCCTTCATGCTTTGCACGTCGGAGGTCGAAAGCAAGTAGAGGTTTACCAGAGTATTCACGTAAGATTCCAGCTGGATGCAACGTTGCAAGACATTTGTATCTGACCCCGTTGAGGGAACCGTTAAAAAGACTACCACGCCAGTTTGTGATTCCTGTCTCTCCAGTGAAGGCACGTAAAGGTGTGTTGCCAAGCAAGAGACATAGATTTGGCTTGAACTGCACGAGGTCGGTATGTAACTGTTTAAGTCCATTTTGTATTTCTTCTCCATTCCAGTTGAAGGCTTCGATTTTATTACCAGGAGGACGTATTTGACAAACGTTTCCGACAAAACACGCATCACGTAGAATACCAACCTTTGCGGCCTCTGCCCAGAGTAAGCGGCCACTATAACCCACAAAAGGCCGCCCTTCGTATTCTTCGTCAGCGCCGGGAGCTTCACCGATAATAGCTATGCGGTAGGCTTGGTTGGCGTAGCGTGGGAAGTTATTCGGGACTAGGTTCTTTGTGAGTGGTTGAAGTTCTGAGTTCATTTCGTAGTTTTTTGTATATTGCTTCTTGCACGCGGAGAGGGAGTGTGTCGTAATCTACAATCTCGCCAAGTCCGTCACGGCATTGAGGATAACGCACGATGGAGGTGACACCAGTGGAAGTGAAGGTGATTTCGTAGGCGTCGCTGAAAGATATAACGAGAGTGGTCATGGGTGAAGGTCAAAGTATACACGGTTTGACCACCAAGCGGTGTTGTCAGTGTGCTGTGTCTCGCAATACCAAAGTATATTGGTGTCGTATTGATACTGAATTAACTGCTTATGGTAGGAGCAGCCAGTGCAGCATAGAAAGAGAAAAAGTAGGTATTTCATTTCACCTGTCCTTTTCGTTCGCTCATACAAACGTCACTTTCTTATACATTGTTTTCCAGTAGTCTTTCACTTGTTCAACTTGATAACTGAAATGGGTTGTGTTCTTTTCTATCGACAACACTCGGCGATTTAACCGTAGTCCACTAATAACTCCACTACCTTCACCCGCAAACGGATCAAGGACTGTTTGCCCCTCGGTGCTGACGGCTTCGTATAGATACTTCCATATATGAAACGGTTTCGCAAATTGATTTGACACCCGCTCGGCGTCATTAGAACAAACCTCCCAGTTTAATGCCACAGGTTTAGGTAGTTGTGCTTTGCCTTTACGACACACCATAGCAATCTCTGTTGCTTTTGTGATGTTGATGTGTGCCATTTGGTTTAAGGCTTGGGGTTTACACCAGACTAAAGGCCAACGTTGTACACGAAAGCCAGCGGATTCAGCGAGGGTGTAGAGGTATTGCCACTGCATTTGGTCGCACCAGTGGATGAAATAGCCGCCGTCACGGAGGACACGATAGAACGGAGCCATCATGGTTGAAAGTAGGTTTATGTTCTCGTCGACTTCGTGTTCGTCTTTAACGCGTGAGATGTCGTTAAAACGTGTTTTGGATTGGTCAAGAACGTCAAGATCAATCGCGAATGGTGGGTCGGTGATGATGTGGTCGACGCTGTCTGCGGGCCATTCTGCGAGAACTTCGCGGCAATCTCCACAGAAAAGACTATGAGATAAGTCGATTTGGTGGTCGATGACGTCGCCGCCAGAGAGTTCGTCGTCGGCGAATAGTGATACAGTGGCGGCGTCGGGTGTAGGTAAAGGAGTGGCAACGCTAACCATACCTGTGCGACGTGCTTGCTCTGCAATGGCTTTGTCTTCGAGGATGCGGTAGTAAACCCTTAAAGCGTCAGTTATGGAAGTGCAATCGTTGTATTTTTCATCCACGATTAACGGAGCAAGGGTAAGGCAGTTAGTTACATACACACGAGAATACCCGCCCAACAGCTCTCCCGTCATTTCTTGCGTCCATTCAGTGCGGTTAATCGCAGCTTCGCGGCTACGGGTGGTGTGAACTGCACAGACAGATTTTATAGTTTCACGCCAGGTTAGGTCAAGCCGACGTAGGTTGGTTTCGAGTTCAACTTCAAAGTATTCAGCGGGGCTTAAAGCGTCCCGACGGTAGACAGGGATAAGGTTATACTTCTCTGGATTAGCTTTTCGTAACCGCAGCCACGATGTAAACCGACACCAACCATCAACAAGAGTGTTTGTTTGGTCTAAAAGAATGGGTTGAAGAAGGCCGTAACGTTCGATGGAACTACAAAGCTGTTCAAGGTGAGATTCGATGTCAGGCCGAGAGGCACTAGTGCCATCACGGACGCGGTGTTCGATGTTTATTTGTTCAACGGGGAATAATTCTTGGGACATATAGTTGGGGTCATTAAATGACCTCAACGGAGGGGTTAGCCCCCGTTGAGGACAATGTTAGTGGTTAGACGACGAAGCGAACAATCTTGTTAGATTCGTCTGGGTAGTCTTCGTTGCCCTTTTGCACTTTGACCTTTGCGCGGACAATCTTTCCCTCGTATCGGCCGAGGGGGAAGAACGCACCGATTTCACCACATCCGTCTTTCTCGAAGTTCGCGAGAGCACGGTTGATAGATGAGATGGTGTAGTCAGGGGTTGGCGTAATGCTGATGGTGTGGAACAACGGAAAGCCGGGGGCGATAGGTTCACCAGTGATGCTGGTGCGGTCGTCCGTGGTTTTCAGTTGTATTTTGATCACGTCGCCCGTGTCTTTGCTGTTGCGCTTTTGTTCGACTTTCACAACCGCGAGAGCATATTCGTCCGGCGGGAGCAACGGCATTGCGGTGGAGGTGTCGGTTTGGTCGTTCATCAGGATGGGGTTGATGTCACCTGTGTCTGATTGACTTTGTTGATTAGTCTCGTTAGACTGCGTTTCCTCTGCTGTTTGCTTTTCTTTCTTCATACTAGTTGTATTTCTGTTGTTTGTTAAAAAGCGGTGAAGCGTCGCCGCTAACGTTGGACAGATGTCCAAAGGTTAAAGGCTGCCTACTAGAAGCCGGTCGAACATATTAAACACTACTTGTGTAGGCTAAGACTGGTCCTTAGATGTGTTAAGCGCGTAAGCCACACTAAGAGTATCCAGTGCCGTATATTATACGTGCTCATGTTGCCTTGTCCCGTTCAGCAGCCAAATCATATTATTACTTCTTAAGGAATTTCTCCACCGCTTCGTAAGAGGCTTCAAGTGTGTTACCACAAAGGATGGAGTTTTTGAGTTGACTAACGGCAGTAGGATGCGTAGTGACGACGGCTTTTAGCCCGCGTGTTCCGCCTTGATCAACAAGCGTGCAGCGCCAGATGTCACTGAAGTAGTAACCAAAATAAGCACTAATGCCGGTGCTTATAGAGGGAACGTATGCTTCGATTGCGCCCTTTTTGTCGTATTCGATTTTTTCGTGGCAGTTGACGATTACGGTTTTACCAGAGGCTTTACATTCAGATAGGAAAGCGTGAAGCTCACGCTTGTAAGGAGCCCAGTTAAAACCTTCGAGTTCTTTGAGACCTTGCACGCGGCAGCTATGGGCGTAGAGTGCTTGGTCACACCAAGTGAGGGTGTCAAGGCCGATGGTTTGGATTGAGGGGTCTTTTATCGCAGCACGGGCGAGGGCGCGTAGTCGATCCCAACCAAATTTGAGGTCAACAAGGTCGCCTTTGTGGTGCTCGCCTTCGTCGTCTTCGTATTGAGAGATGGTGTCATACTTAAAAGGCTTGAACTTGTTGATGCTTTTTAAGTAACGGACGGGGCCGGCAAGGTTACGGTCGCAGTTAAGGATATACAACCCAGGGAACTGCATCATTAAGGTAGTTTTGCCACCACCGGGAGGTCCCATAAGGAGGATTGATAACGCTTCGGTTAGATTTTGGTCTGAGGTTTTCATGTTATTCCTTGTCGATACATTGGAGTTTTAGACGTTTTTCTGTGTGTTCAGGGACGTAAGTTGAAGGAACAACTACTAGTTCTTCAACTAATTTACAGTTTGGGGGCGGCTCCCCTGCCCAACAACGGAAAGAAAGACCGTCTATGGTTGTGGTGTAGTCAATGACTTTATCTCGGTATGTTTTCTCCCATTTACCTGCTTTGACTATCGCCATAACTTTTACGATTTTGTCGTGAGGTAAGTGGTTGAATTCGAGGCTACAACCTGTGTATATTTCAGCTTCTATACTTTCGGCGTCTAATTCTTCTGCGTGTGTTTGCAACCAAATAACACACTTAACAAACTTACCCCTCCGATTGTTTTCGTCTTTGATTTCTTGTTCTAGTATTTCTTTTATCATAGTTTTTACTTTCTATATAATGGTGACCATTTGTTATCTTCAAACGCATTTGATGCTAACGCTGTCTCACGGCTGCGTTCAGGCAGTGAACAGACATTGAAAAACTCACACATACCATATTTGCCGCGGCAATGGTAGTGATGACGGGGAAAGATATTCCGGTCGTAGTGCCATAAAAACGTCTCAACTTGGTGGAGCATGTTTTCAAACCATTCTTCGAGTTGACCGGCAGGTTCTTTGGTGAAGAAACGTTGGCTTTCAAATGTGAGGGGAATAGCTGCGCCGGGTTTGCCACTCTTAGTAGGAGGTGCTATAACCTTACCAAGCACTTCGTCGAAGATAGCGTTTTGGATGCTTTCTCGCACCGCAATGGCGTCGTAGACATAGCCGACAGGTTCAATACCAGTAGATTCACGCAGCGCCCAACAGTAGCCTTTAAGTTGTTCCGACATTTGAGCTTCGTTCCAAGTGGTTTCACCAAGCATAGAGGTGGTTTTGTAGTCACGGACGAACACTCCTTCGGGAAATTTTACAACGCGGTCTATGCGGCCGATGTATATTATTCGACGACCGCGGACGATTTCGGGTATTTCGATAGCAAAAGGTTGTTCAACCATAGGCCAACCATACTTTGGGTGTGGAAGGATAGTGCTTTTATCCGCCGCAACCATAGGGTCGGTATTATACCCTTTGATTACTTTCACAGCATTCTCGAAATTACGATAGCCTTCATTTTCACACGGAGTGGACATGAAGTGATGTTCGAGAATACGCACCTGCTTGCCTTCGTCGACTTCGTGGACGTAGAAGTGCTTGCGGTTACGGAAAGCAAGAGCGGCGTGAATGTGGCGGCCGAAGCGTAAGGCTGCGCCTTCACCGGCGGTTCGACGGTTGTCGATGAAAGAGGTTTTACCTTTCCACGGACAGGTGGTGATTTGTTCTATAAGGCCGTTGTCGACCAAGAAACAGTTGTCAATGAAGCGGGTCATACGGGTTCCTCACTTTCCTCATCCCCCGCCAACAAATCCCCCAACAACTTCGCCTTTTGCGTCGGCGTAGCGTCCGCAGATTTGCGCGAGGTGCGTTGTGGTTTATTCTCTGCTGATAGCTGCTGTGACGTTCTCCGCTCCCTTATGAACTTTACGAACTCGTGGAGCTGTTCGTCCGTCATTTCTTCCACTGGTGTTTGAGTTAGTGCACTCCTCGCTGCATCCGCATTTAGTAAGGATGTAATTGATGAGGGTGTCACGATCGGCAATGGTGTAGTTGTTTGTTCTGACATAATCTGCTAGGTGTTTAAGGAATAATGCTTGTGCGATTTGGATGCCACCATGTTCGAGTAGAACAAGGCGAATGGTGTTGACGTCGTCCGCAGGCGCGTCGAGGTTTAGGCGGATTGTTTGGCCGTCGTAGGAACGATAAGGGTTTATGTATGTGGGGTTTTTCATAGGATGGTGTAAGTATCTCCGTCTTTAGTAACGGAGATGTCATATTTCTGTTCGAGGGATTTGATGTCGAACGTGGTTTGAATGGTTGACGGCTGTAAGAGGAGTTGATGGTGATGAAGAACAACTACTGCGTGGATTAGTTCCTCAGAAGGGTTGACAAGGTTGATCTTTGCAAGGTCTTCGATGTCATGGTCGACGTCCTGCGCCCGCATGACCTTATTTGGAGGAGTGAGTTTCCGCACAAGGTCGTAAGGGCCACAGACAACCTTGCCGGGCTGTGCGTTGGTGGAGACCACGACCTCGTCGCAGATTTGGATGAACTTCGCCATGTCCCAGTCGATTGGCCATTGGTTGTTACGGAGGGATTTTATAGCTATACGGATACGGGTGCTAAGGGTCTCCGTAGAGGCGACAGGTGGTTGTGGGGTAAAGACTGAGAGTTGTGGCCAACGCTCGGTGAGTTCGCGGAGGTAACGTTCGTAGAGACGAAAGTGCCGCTCGGTTTGGAGGTAAGGGAGGGAGTTATTCATGTTCGTTATTTTTAATAGAAAGGTTTATTTCTATGTTACGTAGTATACGACGGATTTGTTCAAGCCGATGTAATAGCTCGAAGAAGGCGCAAACAGGTATACCAACTTCAAATATAGTCCATAATGTTTTCATTTTCTGTGTGTATACTCCTTTCTGATTTGTGCCTCTTGTATTGCAAGCATGTCTTTCAACTTCGCAATGTCGAGTGCGTAACCGTCGTCAGGGTCGACGTCGGCGGTGAGTTCAAAACGGACACTTTCATAGTTGCCGACGTTGATTGTGCGGCCTAGAGTGATTTGAGTGATTTTCATTATGGTTTCCTTTCGTCGTCCACAGTTATGACCTTAATTTGACAACAACGAAGAACACATATTTCGTCAACGTTTATCCACAAAACCTTGCCGTCGGCGCTTATACGCACTTCGACAACTTTGGGAGACGTTATATCTAACATACTAACTTTTTCAATTTTCATATTTTTCTGTTCATGTCATTTAATGACGCCAACGGATTAAAAAATCTAGAGTTATTTGAGTTATACGTGGACGATATAGCTCTTGATTAGTAAAAGACCACGGGGGCTAACCACCAATACGATGTCACTCCGTCGAAGCAGGTAATACGGTAAAGATGGATGCCACGAAAAGGTTGCACATCAACACTCCGGTTACTTTCCGTCATCTGGATAGTTGTTAGGCTCCAGTCCATGTTGATGTGCAAGGTGTTTACGCCTTCAACCCGGCGAGAGGATTGGCACGATAGGCTTTGACTGCGAACGCGACAGCACGAATGTTCTTCGCTTCGTGTTCGGGGTCGGAAGTATCGACCAGTTCCACCGGCACGCCGGTGATGTCAGTGATTCTCGCCAACGAGACGCGCAGTTTCTTCTGCCCTTGTGCGAGCAATGCCTTCGCGGTTTCGAGGTCGAGCTTACCGGGTTCGGTAGAGGACGGACCTTTACGCTCACGCTGAGACGGATCAAACTTGATCTTGTCGTTGCTGTCGTCGGGGAGTGCGGAGTTCACCGCCATGATTTCGTCCAGTATGGACTGGAAGGTGGTCACTGCCACGCCCTTTGTCGCGGCAACACGACTAATGTATTTTCCTTCGGATTCGTCGAAGACTTGTTCGATTGTGCCGGACGTGTCGGGCTTCGCACCGGGTTTGTTCTTTGTCTCACGCGGAATGTCGGGGTTGAGTTCCGCCAGCTTGATGGCAAGTGCACGACGAATCTCTGCGAAAGCGCCGCGATACATGACGTTTTCAATCGCGTCGTCGAGCACCGCGACGCCGGTGCTGTTTTCATCCATCCGGAGCACACCCGCAAGAGCGGAGTATTCGTCAATGGTGGTGGGTGTAGTTACGCGGAATTTCAATCCGCCCTGAAGTTCCCAACGTGTTTCTTTCATACTAATGTTTTTTACTATGCAGCTCACGCTGCGGTGTTTAAACGTAGAGACAGCTACGGTGCTGATGAACCATCAAGGTTCAAATTGGTTAAAAGTTAATCCCACATTTCTTACCTTGCGGTATGGTTTCAGAAACGATTGTGTCTAACGACGAGAAGTCGAATGATAGTTCACGACCCTTTACCCCTTCGGCGGTCATTTTACAGCCTTTGACGGCTTGATCGACGGTGTTGCCAATGCCGACTACACAACAAGCGAAGGACGAAGATGGGAGGACGTAGTAGCTATAGCCAACCTTGTATGCTTTGAAGAGTTTTACATACGGGCGGAGTTTATCTTCAAAGACTAACTCCATTCGATGGTCGTTAGCCCAGCCGGAAGTGCCGACTAGGACTGCGGCGTAGGCACAGCGTGGGGAGAGTTCGACAACGTTGTTTAGACCCCACGCAGCGTTAGTGATAAAGGTGTCAAGGTGCTTTAACGCCTCAAGCATCGCCGCCATTGGTGGGTGAGGCGCGCGAATTGTAAGGTCGACAGGATAACCATTACCAGAGGGAGCGACACGGACTTCGGTGGAGACAAAGGTGGATGCGGAGGTTAGGTGTGGTGTAATACACACATTGACGTCTTCCAGCACTTTCGGCAGTTGGCTACTGTTAAATTTACCTATATACGCACTATCCTTAGATTCATAACCATACGGATGCACCACTGGCCAGTTGCCGTGGTTACAGAGACTATCACTCCCAACCTCAACCGCAGGGTCGATTGGAGTTTCGATAATGAATTCTAACGTTGGGTCGTTGCCATACTCTGTAAAGAGTGGGGCGATAAATTGTTCAAGCGTTGTCTCCCACGTCTCGTGTTTGAATGTTTCAATCTCACGAAAGCCACTACATTTAATAAAACATTCGTCGTTTTTATGTCTAACCTCAAGCTCGGCCATGAGTGCTTTTACACCAATGACCTTTGTTGATTTGTTGTGAGGAAGTGTAAGCATTTTTTGCTTCGCCCACCAACGGTCGAGTTCCAATCGCTCTGCGGTTGCACCAGCGCCAAAGACGTTGTAATGCTTCGTCCGCAGCCAGTCGACTTCGTCGCCGTTGTGAGTGTCAGGGAAGATGACAACATTACAGAGGTCGAGGGCAGAGTGGAAGTTGTAGACACGTTCAACGCCTTCGTCTTCAAACCCACTACCCATTTGGTGGACGCTGTGGAGAGAGTGTTTGTCGACAGGGGTGATGTAGTAGCCGACTTTGTGCCCGGCGCGGGCAAGAGTGATGGCGAGTTCGAGACAGAGTCCGTGGTCTGAGAGTAGGATTTTCATAAAATTATTTAGTGGTTTTTGGTAAGAACCACTGAAACTTTGGGAGGTTAGTTGTTGATGAATGTTAATGCAGTTTCCCACAACCCAAGATTGATTTTGCGATTTTGGGTTACTTCTTGTATACCGCCTTTACTACCGTTCAAGATGTTCTCTTGAATGCGGTTGTAGCACGTCCAAAGGTCGTTGCTAATATCGCTTTCGCGGCGTGGAGATAGAACTACAGCCGCATCTTGCGCGGTGTAGAGTTGATGCTGTTCTCCGTCGCCGTAGCGGCGGACACTTAAGCAACGCTTTGCGAGGGAGAGTTGAAGGGGTGGAGTTAGTGTTGTCGCCCGCATCATGTCCATTGTGCGTGGTAGAGCAGCAAACTCCGACATCATGTCGGTGATGATAACGTCAAGATTGACGCCGCCAAAGCCGAGGATGTGGATTTTACTAGTGTCGGCACTAAGCACACTTATCTGTGCTTGGTTACTACACCATGTGCGAAAGAACCCGACGGAAAAAGAAAGCCGTCGAGTGCGGTTGTGGCTGTTGAACAGCGTGGCGGTGGGCCATACTTCACCAACTTCTTTGTGAAGAGGTGTGCCAGGAACGTCAAAGACGATCCGGTGCGACGCGTAAGGGTCGGTTTTTATGCTGTTTTGACGCGCACTACGTATCTGCCAACCTTTTGATAATAGAGTGTCTACTATCGGCATGGTTGGTATGAATTGATAACGCTCGCTTACGTCTGGCGCGGGCGCGTCGGCGAAAGCGGAGGGGACAAGGTGATTAAGTTCTGATGTTGTCATATTAAGAGTTCATTAAAGCTTTGACTACAGCAATCCATTTTCGGTACTGTAAACCGTAGTCAGTGTTTGAGTATACCTTGTTTACTCTAGCCTCAAACGCCGTTAATGTGCCCTTAAAACAACCACAATCAACTTGGACATTTTTATCTAGCCAATAAAATGTGGTTTGTGCCTTACGTGAGCCAATTTTTGGTGTAGTAAGTCGACAAGGGTTTGAGGTGAAGGCTGAACAGTATGAACA